AAGACATTTCAAGACTTCAAAGTTAATGTACACATCAGTGGTCGTAAAGGTCCACAGGGCATTCGTGATGTGTACAATCGTTTATCACCAGAAGCCCGAAACACACTTACACTAGAGAATGAAGAATACACACATGGACTTACAGACTGCTTATCATTATCTGACCTCGTACCTACGGTTCTCGATATCCATCACAACTGGATTCGTGAAGGCAAATACATTCAGCCTACTGACCCGCTTATTCAACGTGTTATTGACAGTTGGCGCGGTGTTCGCCCTACTTGTCATTACAGTGTTAGCCGCGAAGATATACTCAGAGACTTTTCCTCTACTGATTGCCCAGACTTGGAGTTATTGCTAGCAGATGGATATAGTAAGCAGAAACTCAGGGCACATAGTGACTATTATTGGAATGATGCAGTGAACGATTGGGCATTGACATTTGCCGAGAATTTTGATATAATGTGTGAATCAAAGGCAAAGAATCTTGCCAGCTTTAAATTATTTGAAAGGTATAAAAATGGGATTATTTGATAAACTATTTGGCAAAAAGCCAGAACCAGTAGTAGAGACTACTAAGGAAAAGAAACCACGCAAGCCTAAAGAAAAGAAAGAAGCACCAACATCTTCTGATAAAGAGAAAGCTAATGCAGAGGGACTACCTTACGTTAATATTTTAAAGATGGAAATTGATCCATACGATATTAATAGTGGTGCGTTTGAACTTGACTTCAACGACAAATTCGTTTTGAATTTGATTCGTGCAGGATATAAGATGCGTGATGACGATAGTGATACTATCATTGTAGACCGATGGTTTCAGACGGTATGTCGCAACGTGGCACTTGAACTGTATGAGCAACAACAAGCTGACCCGGAAAATCGGGCACAAGCTACTGATATGAGAGTGGTACGTGCTAGGGACTTAGGTGACGGGCGTACAGAGGTAAGCTAAAAAGGTTGACAAATATTTAAAATGGGTGTATAATATAGTTATATTAACTTAGAAAGTGTATATGACAAGACAAGTTAGCGAGAAAAACAAAGACAAAATTGTTGTACCTTTAAACAAACGCCCAATTTGTAAGACTTCTAGTTGCAATAATAAAACGCAACATCTTGGTACATATAAAGCCAATGGATATCCTAATTTTCGTGCATATTGTACAATATGCCACGCAGATCGGCGGCTTGCATTTCAAGCAAATGCATCGTTGATTGACCGCCGATCTCTTCCTAGTTGCGAAGTTCCTAGTTGCCGTAAGCGTGTAGAAGTATTTGGTAGTGACCATAATGGTAATATAAAATATACTGTATTTTGTAAAGACCATGCATGTACTATTAATGGATATTCATTGTGGCGCAAAACATACTGTGAAAACATTGACGGTCGTTTAGGATTTACTTGCACGACTAATATTATGTGGGAGGGAATGTTAGACGTAGATCACATCAATGGCAACCCGGAAGATAATAGACCAAAGAATTTTCAAACACTATGCAAATGTTGTCATGCATATAAGGGCAACAGGAATGGTGATTACAAAACACCCGGCCGCAAAAAACTCAAAGAGACAAAAAAGAACGGAATGTTTACCTCATTGGTTTAACATAAATATATGTCTAAAATATCATTTGAACTGTTTAAAAATTCTTGCAATGAACGAGGATACACCGAACGTATTTTTGAAGACCGCAACGTTTTTGTATTGTATTCTAACAATGGAATTAAATGTGAGATTAAAAAGAATCACTTTACAATAGGATGGTTAGCACGTCCTGAAGATGTAGCCGAAATGCGTAGGCAAATTCTTGAGCAAGGGTTTACTGAGAAAAAGGGAAAACGGTCGGAGTCACGCAAAGATGCAAAAGACTTTATCAATATTGAATTTGACGGTGATGTACTTGAAAACTTTTGGATCATCGTAGGAACTATTGAAGCTATCACAACCATTGTACGCAAGGTACGTGGTCAAGCAATTAAACCCATTCCACGTGAAGTAAGTGAACGTAATATCTTTGAAAAGATTGCCAAACGTTTTAAATATTTCCTAGAAGCAGAAGATGGGTTTGGACTAGAGAATACTAGGTCATTGCTTGAGGGTGATAGCATTGACCACTTAATTACAATCGGTGAATCAGTCAAACGCACAAAAGAAAATACATACCGTGAACACATTGTTCCTTGTATTATGATTTACAACGAAGCAATGACTATGACAATGGAAAAACGTAGTGTAACTGAAGTAGCGCAAATGATTAAAAACAATTTGGCTATTGTACTGATTACCAACGAAGAAGCAGAAAAGCTAGATAATGAATTAGACATGCAAACAAGTATGCCCGAAAATTGGAAGTTTGGAGACGATGTTTTTGCACGTTTAGTAACTGCCCAAATACAATTGAAATAAACTAAATAGTAGTATATAATAGACACATGAAATACGCACTCATTGACACAGCAAATACATTCTTCCGTGCCCGTCACGTTGCAAGCCGTAACGCAGATACATGGGAAAAGATTGGTATGGCGCTTCACTTAACATTTGCATCAGTTAATCAAGCGGTACGTAGACATGGAATTGACCATGTAGTATTCTGTCTTGAAGGTCGTTCGTTTCGCAAAGATATTTACGAGCCCTACAAAAAGAATCGCATAGTTGATGCAACATCAGTTACCGAAGCTGAAAAAGAAGAATCAGAAATGTTTTGGGACACGTATGATAAACTAACTACGTTCCTCAAAGAAAAAACCAATGTCAGTGTTATCAGACATGAACGTGCTGAGGCTGATGATTTGATTGCTAGATTTATTCACTTGCATCCAGAAGATGAACATTTTATTATCAGTACTGACAGCGACTATGTTCAACTAATTAACCAACGAGTTAAACAATATAATGGTGTAACTAATGAATTAATTACTATCGATGGATATTTTAAAGAAAATGGTAAGCCTGTTTTAGATAAAGAAAAGAAACCCAAGTTGCTTGAGGATCCTAAATATCTGTTATTTAAGAAAATCATTCGTGGTGATGCAGGGGACAATGTATTCAGTGCTTATCCAGGTGTTCGTGAAGTGGGTAGCAAGAATAAAGTTGGTATCAAAGAAGCATTTGAGGATCGTGAAAAACAAGGTTTTAATTGGAATAATCTAATGTTGCAACGTTGGACTGACCATAATGGTGTTGAACGTAGAGTACGTGAAGATTATGAACGTAATCGTATCTTAATTGATTTAACTGCACAACCACAAGAAATCAAAGAATTAGTTGACCAACGTATACAAGAAAGTGTTCGCACTACTACTATACCACAAGTTGGTATTCACTTTATGAGATTTTGTGGTAAGTATGATTTAACTAAGATTAGCGAACAAGCTGAAACTTATGCAAAGTGGCTTAACAGCCCATATAAAGGTAATCTATTATGAATGTAAAAATTAAAGAATTAATGAAACAAGCCGGTACTGATACTAGTGGTAAATGGATGGGTGTTGACCACGCTGAAAAATTTGCTGAATTGATTGTTAAAGAATGTGTACATCTATTTGGTGTCACTAGAACTGAAATGTCATTAGAAAAATTTATTCTAAATCAATTAGGTTTAATTAAAGATATAGAGAATAATGAATGACTAACCAAATTGTTCGAAGTAAATGTGATGCTTTACTAGAGGCAATGTTAGGCAAAGAATTTCCCATTAAATGGTGGAATAGTCCTAACAAAGCATTTAACAATAACACTCCTGAAACAATTTTTAGTACTGAACCAGAATCTGTTTATGCTTATTTAACTAAATGTGCTGAAGGAGAATGGTAATGAACGAACGAATTCGACAACTTGCCGAACAGGCTGGTTCAACACATAAACAGAATCTTGGTGTATATCAATTCTACACAGATGAACTGGAAAAGTTCGCCGAGTTGATTGTTCGAGAATGTGCCGCAGAGGCAGACAAGCAAACCATTTATTGTAGAGGTATTCCTTGGGGTCGATGGATTAAAGAACATTTTGGAGTTAAAGAATGAAGAACGAAGAATTTGAAAAAGCAATGGCAGATTTCTTAGCCAAGGGCGGAGTTATCCAACAGGGTGCTTACAGAGAAACTGGAAGAGTAGAAGGTGCATTTGTGAATCCTTGGGGAGCCGGTAGAA